ATTACAGCTTCATATGTGGAATGAAAATTTTATTAAGTTGATGCTTGAGTACCTAACAAAGGAAGATGACAAAGTATTAGATCCTTTTGCAGGTTCAGGTGTTGTTCCATATGTTGCAAGAGATATGAACAGACAGTATCTCGGATGTGAAATTAATGAAGATGTATATAATGCATCAGTTATGAATACAGCGATAGTATGAAAAACGAACAACCTTATCAATTAAAACATTACCTTAATGCTATCAATCATCAGAAAATTGATCTGATGGATAGTGAAGATGAATTTTGGGAAAAAAGATATCCTACCTTTATAGTGAATAAAGCATTATCATCTTTTCCTGATTGTATTTTGTTTGTTAATGAAATGAATAAGATGCACCACCTAGATAAACGATTGCAATTTCAGTTTTTTCTAAATAGTATAAGATCAAAAAAGAGATTCAGTAAATGGCTCAGGTCTAGCAAGATTAAAAATCTTGAATATGTAAAAGAATACTATGGTTATAGTAATGAAAAGGCTCGACAGGCACTTGACATACTAAACGATGAACAGCTTGAAAAAATAAAAATAACAATTGATCGAGGTGGAAAACATGGAAGAAGTTGACTGGGATCCTGGCTTAATGCTAGAGATCAAATTGGGTGAACCTGATGATTTCTTAAAAATTCGTGAAACTCTTTCCCGCATAGGTGTTGCTTCTAGAAAAGAACGTAAGTTATATCAATCATGTCACATCCTACATAAACAAGGAAGATATTATATAGTTCATTTTAAGGAACTATTTGCTTTAGATGGTAAGATAACAAATTTATCACAGAATGATATTGAAAGACGAAATACTATAGCGGGACTGTTAGAAGATTGGAATTTAGTAGAAATTTTAGGATTATCAGAACCTAGAGCTCCATTATCACAAATAAAAATAATTTCATATAAAGAAAAAGAAGAATGGACTTTAGAAACAAAATATAATATTGGAAAAAAACGAGAAAATTAGATTATGATTAAATTGATTAGAATGAGATCGGGTGAAGATGTAGTGGGTGAAGTAACAAAAGAAAATGAAGAATTTATTGACATAAAAGATCCTGCGGCACTCATGCCTATGTCTGGTGGAGCTAATAATGCTGTCCAGATGGGCATGGTGCCGTGGCAACCTTTTAGTAAGAGTAAAGAATTTTCTGTACCAAGAAGTTGGGTTGTAACTGTATCAGAACCAGCTGAAGATTTAGAAGATAATTACCGTAGAGTTTACGGTTCAGGTATAGACGTTGCCCCTAAAAAATTATTACTATCATAAATAGTAGTATGAGTAAGTCCTTCCAAATGGTTCGTAATTCCAGAAAGACTCTGGTTGAACAAAAAAAAGAATCTAAAAAACCAGTCCCATATAAGGTGGTTGTTGTTTCTGAGACTGGGAAGGGACCATATGCCCCAAAAAACCATAAGTATTTTCGCACAGCTAGACGAGTTTTAGAAGAATGTGAAAAACAAAAAATTGAATGTTATATAGTGTCTATAGATGGAGCTTATTTTAAATCTGTTGAAAATATACATACAGTTCACAATAAAGATGATCCTAAAGGATTTGTAGTAGATAATAATACTATAGTAATACTGCGTGGTCCGGCTATGATGAAATTGAGTTGGCTAGCTTTGGTATCTCAATTAGAAAGAACTGGTGCAACTATGGTTAATAGTAGAGATACAGTTGCTTTATGTTCCGACAAATATAGGGCCGCTATTAAACTTGAAAGAGATGGTTTAACACAACCTAAAACAGTATTGATACCAAATCAAAGTAGTGTCAAACAAGCGGTAGAAAATTTAGATTCAGATTTTCCATTAGTTCTAAAAACATTAGAGGGATCAAAGGGTATAGGTGTTGTATTTATAGAATCTGAAAGGTCTTTAGATGCTATTGTACAATTACTTTTTAAACAAAATCAAGATGCTGATTTATTACTTCAAGAATATATAAAAACAGATTTTGATGTAAGAGTTTTAGTTTTAAATGATACGATTATGGCTTCTATGTCTAGAAAGGTTTTAGAGGGAGATTTTAGAAGTAATTTTTCACAAGGAGCTAAAGTAAAGGAATATAAATTAACCGCATTGGAAATTGAACAATGTTTATTAGCAGCAAAGGCTATGGGTGGAGTTTGGACCGCGGTTGATTTTATACCTAGTCAAAATCCAAAAAAAGAACCCCCTTATATTTTAGAGGTTAATCATTCTCCCGGAACAGAAGGTATAGAAACAGCAACTGGTAAAAATATAATTAAAGAACTTTTAGATTATTTTCATAACCCTAAAAATAGGCACGCTGTAGCATTAGAGGTGGGTAGATTTGAAAGACTTGAAATTTTAGGTGTAGGTCAGATTGTAGCTAATTTTGATACTGGTAATAGTGCTCGAGCTATAATGCACTGTGATGAATGGAAAGTAGAGGGTAAAAAGGTTATATGGAAAAACAATGGTAAAACCTTTAAACATGATTTAGTTGAGATGCGAACTTATGAACAGGGAAAATGGTCATGGTCATCTAAAACTCCTATAGAACGTCCCTCAATACATTTAGATATAGATTTTAATGGACGAGTATATAAGAATGTACAATTTATAGTAGATGATAGAAGTCATAAGGTAACTAAATGTTTAATGAATCAAACTTTTATGCGAAGGGCTAATGTTATGGTTAATCCAGCTAAAACTTTTGTAGTTTCTACTAAACATGGGGTAGAGCCGGACGGAACTTTTAATAAAAAAGCATTTGATTTATTTTGATTTTTATGTTATAATGCTTGCATGAGTGATTTTTATATTAATGTATTGCAAAGAGCTGACAAGCTTCTTGTTCGTGAATTTAAAGATGGTAAGCGAATAAAACATAAGGTCAAATATCAACCGACTTTTTATGTTCCTGTGCAAAAAGAAACAGAGTTTAAGACTCTCACAGGTCATTATGTGGCTCCGTATAAGTGTGAATCTATTTACGAAGCTAAATCTTTTTTAGAAAAATACGACGAACAACCCAATTTGGTTTTCGGCATGGAGCGTTTTCCATACACGTGGATTGCTGAGAATTATGATGGTGTAGTTGATTGGGATATGAATAAACTTTTTATTCTTACCCTAGATATTGAGGTTCGTTGTGATAATGGATTTCCTGATCCTGAATTAGCCGAAGAGGAGATGCTTTGTATCACGGTTAAGAATCATGCCAATGGTGAGATTCTTGTTTGGGGTCTGGAAGATTATTCTAATGATCGTAAAGATGTAAATTATTTTCATTGTCGTGATGAGAAACATCTATTAGAAAAATTCCTTGAATTCTGGGACTATATTGGTCCAGATGTTATTACAGGTTGGAATGTTAAGTTCTTTGATATTCCGTATCTCTGCAATCGAATTAAAAAAATTTTAGACGAAGAAGAAATCCAAAGACTGTCGCCTTGGGGTGTTGTACATTCAAGAATGGCGCATATGGTAAATCGTCAGATGCTTATGTTTGACATTTTAGGTGTTTCTATATTAGATTATCTAGACTTATATAAAAAATACACTTATACCAATCAAGAGTCATATGCTTTAAATCATATTGCATATGTAGAGTTGGGTGAAACTAAACATGAAAACCCACATGAAACATTCCGAGATTGGTATACTAATGATTATCAGTCGTTTGTAGATTACAATATACAGGACGTTGAATTAGTAGATCGTCTTGAAGCTAAGATGAAACTTATTGAGTTACATTTAACAATGGCGTATGAAGCCAAGATTAATCCAAACGATGTGTTCTCACAGGTTCGTATGTGGGATGTTATTATATATAATTTTTTAAGAGAGAAAAATTTTATAGTACCTATGAAAAAACCATCTAGAAAGGATGATAAGTATGAAGGTGCATATGTAAAAGATCCACAGACGGGACTACATAATTGGGTGATGTCATTTGACTTAAACAGTCTATATCCACATTTGATTATGCAGTATAATATTTCACCAGAAACAATGTCAAAAGAAGGTAATGGTCAGGTTAATGTTGAAAAGATGTTAAAGAAAGAAGTTGATATACCTGATGATGGATATACAGTAACCCCGAACGGAGCCAGATTTCGTACAAACCAACATGGGTTTCTTCCTGCATTGATGGAGAAGTTTTATAGTGATCGGGTGAAGTTTAAAAAATGGACTTTAGAAGCTAAGCAGAGATATGAAGATACTAAAGATCCAAAATATAAAAATGAAGTTTCAAAATATAATAACATTCAGATGGCAAGAAAGATTGCATTGAATAGTGCTTATGGAGCCATCGGTAATCAATACTTTCGTTATTATGATACAAGATTAGCAACTGCTATAACAACAGCGGGTCAATTATCAATTCGTTGGATTGAAAATGCTATGAATAATTATTTGAATAAAATATTAGGAACAGAAAATGAAGATTATATCATTGCATCAGATACAGATTCGATTTACGTCACTTTTGACCAATTGGTACATAAATCTTTTAATGGACGAACTGATGTGTCCCAAGAACAAATTATATCCTTTCTCAATAAAGTGGCTAAAAAGAAAATTGAACCTTATATTGATAAGTGTTATCAGGAGCTTGCAGAATATGTAAATGCTTATGAACAAAAGATGGAGATGGCTAGGGAAGTCATTGCTGATAAAGGTATTTGGACTGCAAAGAAACGATACATATTAAACGTACATGACAGTGAGGGTGTACGATATGCAGAGCCTCAATTAAAGATCATGGGTATTGAGGCAGTCAAATCTTCTACCCCAGAGCCTTGTAGAGATATGATTAAGACTGCATTAAAGGTAATCATTAATGAAGATGAAACAAAATTAAATACATTCATACAAGATTTTCGTAAAGAATTTATGGCTATGCCAGCTGAACGTATTGCATATCCAAGATCATGTAACGGTTTAAAGAAGTGGGCAGATAGTTCATCAATCTTTAAGAAAAGTTGTCCTATGCATATTAAGGGTGCATTGATATATAATTACTTATTGAAAAAGAATAAGCTATCTCACAAGTATCCTTTTATACAAGAGGGTGACAAGATAAAATTTATAGAACTTCGGACTCCGAATAGTATGCAGGCTAATGTCATTTCATTTATGACAAAACTTCCAAAAGAATTTGACTTGCAAGAAACGATAAACTATGATATAATGTTTGATAAGAGTTTTGTTGAACCGTTGACATTCATATTAGACCAGATAGGATGGAATGTTGATAGAAGTTATGGGACACAAAGGACATTAGAGGCGTTGTTTGGATGATTGTTAATACATTATGGGGCAAAGAAGAACTCCTTGATACAAAACGATGTTCAGAGTGTGGCAAGGAATATCCTAAAACTAATCAATATTTTGGTATTGCTAGTGGTGGTAACTATTTTAGAGGAACTTGTAAATTATGTGGTATAAAGAATAGTCGAATTACAAAAAAACTTAAAGAACAATATCCAACACCAATAAATCATGTATGTCCTATATGTAAGATAGATGAGCAAGGCCTTATTAATAAAGGATATAAAATTAAGTGGTGTTTAGATCACGACCATAAGGCAGGTAAGTTTAGAGGATACTTGTGTGATAACTGTAATACAGCAATCAGTAAACTACAGGATGATGTAACCATATTAGAGAGCGCAGGGAGATATTTGTCCCAATGATACAAGAATTATATGATTATTTGAAAGAGCATGACTTCTACCTAAACAAGGGAGAGTTTCGTTATTGCACAGAGAAGTATGGTAAGGAAGTTTTTCGTGAAACAATTTCGTACTATGTTGCCGAAGAACGGCCGCCATTTCCTTTTCGAGAAATACCGTACAGTGATATGGTAGATAACTTTCGTAAACTTCAGAAGGCAGATTATACAAATTTTATTACACCAATAGAGCAGATAGAAAATGAAGTAGTTGAGAAGTATGATGACTACAAATATGAGTTTCGGACTTGCGGACAGGGCATTATAGACGGTCCTACGGCATATAATCTGTGTTCCGACTATTTTATGAATCATTTACGCTTACGGTGTGGTTCGTATGGTTACATGGCACCTGCACAAGTTTGGGAAGAAGGAACTGCAAAGAAGATATGGTCATCTATCGGTGGGTTGTGGAGAGGTGTAAACAGTACACAAGATTTAAGTCCAAAGAGTATAATGGAAGTATTACGTCTTGGGACATATATTGCAACTCAGTTTAAACCTATTGTTGCAAAGGTCATTTATAATATGACAGATGCCAAGACTGTACTTGATACGTCTATGGGTTGGGGTGATAGACTAACAGGATTTTTTGCATCAAATGCTACACACTATATTGGGTGTGATCCAAACCCAAATACATTTAAAATATATTCTGAAATGATAAAAGAATATAGTAAGATGGCACCAGGTAAGACTACAGAGATATACCGATGTGGTGCTGAAGATTTACCATGGGAGAGAATTAAGAATGTAGATTGTGCATTTACTAGTCCGCCATATTTTTCTACAGAACGATATAATGAAGGTGGACAGTTTGAAGAAGATCAATCTTGGGCAAAGTTTAATGAATATGAAAAATGGCGTGATGAATTTTACTTACCAGTTGCACTAAATAGTTTTAACGCTTTAAGTGATAATGGATTTTTATTGACTAACATTATGGATCCAAAAATTAAGGGGACTAGGTATCATTCATGTGATGAATTGGTAGATAGTCTCCAGCCTGATTTTCTAGGACAAATTGGAATGAGAATCATGCAGCGACCTCAAGGGAAGAACAAATTTAAAACAAAAGAGGAGTTGGTGGAGTTTATGAACAAACTCTACATAGAAAATGTATGGTGTTTTGGAAAAAACAAAATATTTGATTTCTGGCGCCATACTAGACGGGCAACTCTGGAGGGATTATTTTAATTGTTAGTAGCTGTATATGAAAATAAGAGATACCAAACTTTTTATATACCTTATGAGAAAAAGGAAGAGTTAAAAAAGTTGTTTGCAGAAGAAGGTATCAAATGGTACACAATGGGATGGAGTGAAGGAGAAAAAGAAAATGTCGAACTTCTTGAAAAATGTAATTAAGGAAACAGGTAATGAATATGGTACGATTGTTAGTGATGGCCTTTCTACCGCTGATGTTAGTGGGTATGTGGATACTGGCTCTTATATTTTTAATGCCCTTGTATCTGGTAGTTTGTACGGTGGAATACCTAAAAACAAAATTACAGCGATTGCGGGAGAGTCTGCGACTGGCAAGACGTTCTTTGTTCTAGGTGTTTGTAAGGCGTTTTTAGAAGATAATCCTGATGGTAGTGTGGTGTTTTTTGAAAGTGAATCAGCTATCACTAAAGAGATGATTGAAAGTCGTGGTATAGATTCTGCTCGTATGGTGATACTGCCTGTGACTACAGTACAAGAGTTTCGTTATCAATCATTAGCTGTATTAGATGCATATGAAGATACAGGTGAAGGTAAACCTTTGTTGTTGTGTCTTGACAGTCTCGGTATGTTATCTACAACAAAAGAGATTGAAGATACAGAGGCAGGTAAAGAAACAAAAGATATGACACGGTCACAGATTGTTAAAGCTACATTTCGTGTACTGACATTGAAACTTGGTAAACTTGGTGTGCCTATGATAATGACTAACCACACCTATGATGTTATTGGTTCTATGTTCCCACAGAAAGAAATGGGAGGTGGGTCGGGCCTCAAGTATGCTGCATCAACAATCATTTATCTATCAAAGAAGAAGGAAAAGGTTGGAACAGAAATTGTTGGTAATATAATTCATTGCAAAACATATAAGTCTAGATTAACTAAAGAGAATCAGATGGTAGATGTTAGATTGTCTTATACAAAAGGTTTAGATAGACATTACGGACTACTTGACTTGGCCGAGAAACATGATATAATAAGTAAAGTATCTACCAGGTATGAATTGCCTGATGGATCAAAGATATTTGGTAAACAGATTAACGAAGATCCAGAAAAATATTTTACGGAAGAAATTATGTTAAAATTAGAAGATGCAGCACATAAAGAGTTTTGTTATGGTTGAAAAGTACGATACAGTAGAACATAAAAAGACTGGTGAAGCTGCCTTTAGAATTAGAGAAGGTAAGTTTAAAGGTATAATCTATAATTATGTGAATGTTAAATTTCCTATATATGATGATGATGGTGGGTTGATTGATCCAGAGTTAGCGGCAGAGTTGCCTTTGAGATTTAATTTTGATATTTTATCAAATCCAACAGATTATACAATGGAACAATTGGAAAAAAATGATGAGTTTGGTACTATATTGGGAGATATATTGCTAACTGAATTAAAAGAAGCCTTAGACCGAGATGCACTGAAATTTAATTATGAGAATAGAAACAACAATACTGAGCAGTCTACTTTACAATGAAGAATACACTAGAAAGGTAATACCATTTATACGTCAAGAATATTTTTCCGATCATACAGAACGGACGATATTCAAAACGATTAATGATTATGTAGAAAAATATAATAACAGTCCTACAATAGAATCACTTAATATTGATATTCAGAAAGCTGTTTTAAATGAAGATCAACATAAAACGATTCAAGGATATCTTTCTGAACTTTCCCCATCAGAATCAGATTTTCAATGGTTAGTAGACCAAACTGAAAACTGGTGTAAAGACCGAGCCATATATAATGCCATATTTTCTGGCATACAAATTATAGATGGTCAAGATAAGAAACAGGCTCCAGAAGCTATCCCAGAAATTTTGTCCGATGCACTTGCAGTATCTTTTGATACTCATGTCGGACATGACTATATCGAACAATCTGATGAACGGTTTGATTTTTATCATACTGTAGAAGAAAAGATTCCGTTTGATTTAGAATTTTTTAACAAAATAACTAAAGGCGGTATACCGAACAAAACATTGAATATTGTTTTGGCTGGTACAGGTGTGGGTAAATCTTTATTCATGTGTCATGTTGCTGCGTCTACATTAATGCAAAATCTCAATGTATTGTATATAACATTAGAGATGGCTGAACAGAAAATTGCCGAACGTATAGATGCAAACCTTATGAATATTTCTTTGGATGATTTACACGATTTACCAAAGAGAATGTTTACTGATAAGATTGGACGCATTAAGAAAAAGACCACAGGACAATTGATAGTCAAAGAGTATCCTACTGCATCAGCACATTGTGGTCATTTTCGTGCATTGTTAAATGAGTTAGCTTTAAAGAAATCTTTTAGACCAGATATTGTATTCGTAGATTATCTAAATATATGTCAGTCTAGTAGATTTAAAATGGGAAACAGTATTAACTCATATTCGTATATAAAATCTATTGCAGAAGAAATGAGGGGTCTTGCAGTAGAATTTAATATACCAATTATGAGCGCAACGCAAACGACAAGAAGTGGGTTTGTATCAACAGATGTAGGTTTGGAAGATACCAGTGAATCATTTGGGTTACCAGCGACAGCCGATTTAATGTTTGCAATTATATCTACAGAAGAATTAGAAAAATTAAATCAGATATTAGTAAAACAATTAAAAAATCGTTATAATGATCCAACTATCAATAAACGATTTATTGTAGGTGTAGACCGAGCTAAAATGAAACTTTATGATGTATCACAAACTGCTCAAGAGGATTTGGTTGATACCGGGCAAGAAGTAGAGGCAGTATTCGATAAATTTAAAGATTTCAAAATGTAGAATATATAAATATAAGAAAACTTTGTGGAATATTATATATGAAATCCTATCAACAATTTCTTTTATCAGAAGCTGATACGTCAGATGCAACTAATGTTGAACAAGCAATTTGTGTAGCCTATAACGATTTAAAAGGGCATGACGATCCTGTTGCTGCAGCAGGTATAGAACCAAAAAATTGGACTAAAGTTAAAAAAGAATTGCGCCAAACAGGTAAAGCCGTAGCTAAAGACTTAGGCAATGTAGGTAAAGTTCTTATACATTCTGGATCAGGTTCATCTAAAACCTATTATGCAAAGGGTAGAGATGTTACACCTAAAACAGATTTATTTGGTGACAATAATAATCGGTTTTCATTAAAGAAGGCTGGTGAAAGTGGTGCAGGCGCTCAGTTGATGAGTGCAAAATCGGGGGAGGCATCTGGAGTATTAAGAGGTGCAATTGCACATTTTGAGGCAAATGAAGGGGCTTCTATAGCAAGAGATGGTGCGTTTAATGAAGTTTTTAAAATCATAGAAGAAGATATGTTAGCGGCGTCTAGAAATGATTTGAATGTAGAAGTTAGAAAAGGCAAAAATGATTTTCAAAAATGGTATTTTGCTGTTAGACTTAAAGAATTAAAAAAGAAAGGTCTTAAAGACGATAAAGGCAAAAAATATAAAGACAAACCGTTATTAAATCACATTAAAGATGAACTTTCAGATATGGGAGCTGCACCAACAAAATCTAAAGGTAAAAATTTAATTGATGGGGCGATGATATCCAGAGCAGATTTTGATATTAAGATGCAACAGTATATAAAGAGTAGTGTGGCAATAGGAGATGTTAAAGTAAGTGCTAGACATTTAGAAAAAGTATCACCTAAAGAATTAACAAAATCTGCTTTAAAAACACAAATTGTTGATATTATTAAAACATCTATGGAAGCTGAAAATTGGAAAATAAAAATAAAAGAGTTTCTAGAAAACAATAATGAGTTAAAGAAATGGTTAGTATATGAGGCAGCTTCAGGACTTTATAAATTTACAGGTAAAGCTTCTGTGGGGTCAAAATATACTGGAGGAGAAACAGCTGTTGCAAATACAATGTTAGTATTTCACAATGGCGGAGTAAAAAAGAAAGAAGATGTATTTCCGTGGTCGATGGCAAATACGGCACTAGCTTCAAATGTTTCAGTAGATTTTAAGGGTGGTGGACGATCAAAATATCCAAAATTAGGTATTGCCGCAGCATATGAGCCTAAAGGACATCCATTATTTGAAGAAAGTATTACATCTATTATTAATGAAGAATATGAATCTTTCCAATCACAACTTTTGACAGAAGGATATTTTTCAGACTTAAAGGATACTATAGTAACAAAAGTTCAGGCAGCTGCCAAATATCTTTGGGAAAATATTATCAAACGAGTTATTCAAAAAATGAAAGAGTGGGCAGCTAAAGGTATTACTGTATTATTAGAGATTTTGGGGTATGAAATAGAGGGAGAAGTATCAATGGCGACTCCAAGTTGGTAATATCATGAAAACTTATCAACAATAAATTTATATCTGCATAATTGTAAGAATTTAGGAAAATAAAATGTATAGATCAGAAAGAAATGCAATCAGACAAGTATTGGGTGAAGCCAAAGGATATGGTGCTGGTGAAATTTATTGGGATGCACCTGATTTTGATCCAGAGAATCCTACAGTAGCAATTCGTGGCTACGGCACAATGTCTATTGATTTTTTACAACAGAACATTGCTAACGAGTTAGCCGATCTGTCAAAGAAAACAAAGTCAGGTGGATTAGATATTGTAGCAAATCATTTTTTACTTGATGAGAAAAGTGCGTTTATGTATAAAGTAAAAGCATATAT